CCTGCCTTGTGTAATGCTCGGCGCGCCCAACCGGCAGGCGCTGGCGATCGAACGCGCCGAGCGAGCGGAGAACGTTACGCCTGCGCCATCTCGTCGCGTTTGGCGACAATGGCCTGCTCAAATTGCTCGATGATTTGCTGCGGCAGTTTTTCCCTGACGTGCGGCAGCCACAACAACTTCGCCCCATCACGCTTCGGCAGGTAGCCGATCTGCTTCAGCGGTGCGTCGTTGAGCGCTCCAATTGCAATCCATTGGTCGTGCTCAATATCGACGATACCGACCGGCGTGTTCATCTTGCCGATGTGCGGTCGGAGTTCTACGGATAACTGCATGTGCGCCTTCCAGTGCTGTTACGTGGTCGCGGTGTAGGTCGGTCCGGTCGCGCCGTCGAAGCTGAAGCGGATCTTGCCAACTTGCAGCGTGCCGGTTTGCAGCGGCGGGTACGTGACGCCAGTGATGAATCCCGTTCCGGCGACATTCGCGGCGACTGCCGCACCGCCACCTGGCAGCGGGTAGGTGAGCGTGATCGTTTCAGTCGTCGGTCCGACGGCGACCGCAGGCAATCCGGTGACGCCCTCGAAGAGCACGTCAAGCTCGATTTCGCCGAGTTCGCGCAAGTCGCCCGGCATGTATTCGCGCTCGCCGGACGTCGCCAGATAGGACTTGTCGACGCGCGGGACGCTGATGTCCAAGTTGGTCGGAATTCCTTGAATCTTGCCGGACCAGGACGTTGTGCCAAACGTCACGGATGCACCATGTCCCGTGTCGGGAATCGCGGTAGCTGGCATGCCTTATCTCCTATGCGGCGTAGTACCAAATTTTGAAAACGGAAGTTTTCCAATAGATGCGGGTATCGCTGCCATCGACCGCAACATCGTCGCCGTCTTGCCCGGCGCTCATCGTCACGATGTCAGTGACTGTCGTTGTGCCGAACGACTGCACGCCCGCAGTTGGGTCGAGAGCCGCCAGTACAATATTGGAAAGCGTGTTGCGCGCCGTCGGCGTCGAGGCGTAGCAAGTGAGTTCCAGCGTTGCCCCACGCAGCGACGTGCGACCGCCGAAGTAATCAACGATCTCTTCGTCAATCTGCCGGAACGTGATCGCCGGTAGCGTGCTGGCCTGCTTGAGTCCGTCTTGCTGCAAGATTCGCGCGGACGTGCCAGTGCCAACCAGTGCCGTTACGGTCGACTCGGCTTTCAAGAATGTCACAAAGTCATCGCAGAACGCGGTCATTTCTTCGCGCCTTTCTCGATGGCTTTTTGCACGGTGTCGATGATGATTTGCGTGGCGCGAGGCGCGTGCTGCTCGAAGGCGGGACGCATGAACGGCTTGCCGGCAACGCGTCCTGTCACTCGACCGCCGCCCGTGACGCCGCGTTTTGACCTGGCTTTCGGCAGTCCCTTCTTCGCCCAGCGGCTGGTGGCTTCGCGGCCAACAGAGCCGCCATGCACCATGCGGTGCCCGAGCTCCACGAGGTGCCCGATTGCGCCAGCCGGGTACTGCGGACCGACAACGCCGACAATGACAGCACCTCGAGCGCCGCCCTTGTCGTACTGCCGAACCACGGACCCAATAGAGTCCTTGAGTGGCTTTCGTTTTAGTCGCTGCTTGCCAACTCGCGGCCAGTAGCCTGGCGAGCCAGGTTGCGACACGAGCTTTCGGCCCTGCCTTGCAATCGGGGCGAGTGCCTTGCGCATGCCATCCGGCAGCACCTTGGACCGCACAAACACATCCTCGATGCGCTTGAGCGACTCTTCGACTTGACGCACGTCGAACTCAATGCCGTAGCGTGCTGAGCGATGCGCGGTGCTCATCGTCCGACGTTCTCCCGGCATTGAAGCTCCCACATTGGCGGCAGCCCCGGTTGCTCAACGAGCTTCGTGTAAACGATGTTCAAGTAGTTGCCCGTATGGCGCCCGCCCGTCACGTTCAGCCGCATGCTCGGCGTGATGCCCTCGTAGTAGTGCCCCTCGACAACATGCGTCAGGTGCGCTTCCAGCATGCGCCCACGGTACGTTTCGTCGCCGCCAATCGTTGTGATGCGGCACGGGTAGTCCACTAGAAACGGCGTGCCGCTGTAGTCTGGGACTGCCGTGTCGCCAGCCGACGAATCCTGCTCGATGGTCGCGCGGTCGCGGAAGATGTTTTTCACGGACCACCATACGCAATGAACTCATCGCCCACGGCGAACTGCTCCATTAGCCGAGCGGCGGCCATTGGCACTTCGACAGCACCCGCGCCGATATGAACTTCCGAGCGATGCTCAAACCAGTGCCCGACAAGCAGCAAGATTGCCGCCTTCACACGCTCCGGCGCTGAAGTCTGCGTGCCATAGCCGCACACAAACCGCACATTGATTGCGTCGGGTCGAATCTGATAGGACGGCCACGACGCGCCATACGCCAGCCGGATGCGCCCCGGCTCGCGGCTGGTCGACACGACGTAGTTGGTATTCGTCCACGTCTGCTGCACGCCGGACGTGTCGTAGTATTTGAAATACGTCACCGACTGGAGCGGCGCTTTCGGCAGATATAGAGCGTCGCCGTAAGGTAGCTCATCGGTGAAGAGATCCCACGTTTGCGTACAGATGGCTCGGCTCGTCTTATCCTCGACGTACTGGCGCGCTGCGGTAATCAGTCGCGCCAGATGGGCGTCGTGGTGCGTATCGGAGATCGACACTTCGACGTGCTTTTTCGCCTCAGCAATCGTAACCGGCTCCTGGGCGGGAGCGGTCACGAGCGTGAGTCCGTAGCCGTCTGCCATTAGAGCACCGTGGTGATCAGGACAACTTGCGTCGTGCCGGTGAGCCGCTCAATCCAGATGCCATCGGGGCATGGCAGCCCCGGAAAGCCGAACCAATGCGACGACGTCGCCGACGCCGCAAGGTTGAATGGCACCATGATTGGCGAACTATTGGCAGTGCCATGCTCAATGTTGAGCGTGGCGACTGCCGCTGCGGTTTCACGGACAAACACGCCGAGCAACCGCAGGCGTTGCGTCGCAGCCATGCCGGCTTCGTCGCCCGTGCCTGTGCTGATCGTCGTATAGGTGATGTTTGCGCCGACCACTTAGTGGATCTCCACGATCATAATGTCGAGTCGGCACGAGTTGCCGGCGTTGTTCGTCGACCAGTCCGCGCCCACGCCTACCACTTGCGCTGCCGTTGTGTCAATCACTGTTTCAGCCGTGATCTGATACACCGGCACAGCCACACGAGTCGCCGCCGGAACGATGCTGCCGCTGGCGATGGCCACCATCGTTCCCGACGCACCCGCCGTGCGAATGACGATCTCAGCTTCGCCGGTGAAGATGTTGTCGTTGGCAACGTCGGTTGCGGTGCCCGTCAGAATCGCCGTGCCAGCCAATCCGCCCAGATACAGCTTGATCGTGAGCGTATCCGTCGAGTTCGTGGCGGTCGCGATGCCCGAGAATCGCACGCGAATGCGAGTGCCCGCCTTCAGCGTGTTGGCTGGAATCGAGTATTGCTTGTCAAACAACGCCTCGGTCGTCGTCGCTGTGTGAGCAGCCGACGCAGCGACGGAGTTGTAGACGACGCCGCCGAGCCAACCATTGACGGCAGCGTCTGTCGTGCCGTCCGTCTGGCGTAGCGTGCCGTCGTCCCCACGGAGGTAAACGTCTGGTGACAAAATGCCTGGCATGGTTATCTAGTCCTACGTTGCAACGGTTACGGTTTGAGTTTCTTCGAGCATGAACGAGGCGTGCCACTTGGTCGGCGCGGTCCCGCTGCCGACGGCAGTGAAGATCATCGCCCCGCCGGCCTTTTCGCCAGCCGTGGACAGCGTGACGGAGTTTGCAGCCACGTCATTCAGAGCGATGAGCTCGCCGGTGTTGGCGGTTGCCACGGCGATGTTCTGGTCGGCACACGACAGGACGACGATATCGCCGCCCATCGGGACGCCCGCCACTGCGGGCAGGGTAATGGTCACGGAGCCCGAGGCCCCGACATTGCCGACGGTCTTGCCAACATCGCCGGGGCTGAGCGTGATACTCGCCGTCGTGTTGATGTATTCGCGTTCTACTTTCGGGAGTCGAAAGCCGGTCATTGATTCGGTCTCCGCTTGAGTTGCGGTTGATGTCTTTGCATTGCGTTCTGTGCCGGGGCGAGCGTCGCGGCTTCCATGCGCGACGACGCCGGCTCCACGATTTCTGCCTGGCCGGAAACGACGTAGCGGGCTGCCACGTCGTCCGGCAAATCAATCAGCCCACCGGGCAGGCACTCAGCGTCCGGCCCGATGTAATGGGTCGTCATGCGAACTCGCATTAGGCTTGCAACAGCACCTTGAGAGCGCTGGCCTTGATCGTGTTCGAGTCGAACTCGCGGAAGCAGATGAACGCGGTTTGGTCCGTCTGCCGGAAGAGTTCGTCGAGCCGATAGAACCGGTCGTTGCGCACCATGCGCACCACGAACTTGGAAAAGTCGCCGCACAGCACGTGCTTCTTCGCGGTCACAGGCACGTTGTTGACGAGCGGCTCCATGCTCTGGTTGATGTAGTACGGCACGCCGTAGATCGCGTCTGGCTGGCCCATCGTGATTCCGGGCTGCCAGAGGTAGTTGCCATCGCCGTCCTTGAACTTGCGGATGTACTTCAGGCAGGTGTCGTGGAACATCAGCCCGAAGGACGGACCGCCACGATTCGACGGGTCGACTTGGTGGATCAGGTCGATGAGTTCGTCAGGAGTAAACGCCGTGGCGCTTGCCGAGGTCACGCCCGTGCCGGCGCAAGTCACGATGCCTTTCGGCTGGCTCGACCCGGATCCGGTCGTGCTGTAGTCGGCTTCGATGCGTCCGAGGCGCTCGCCGAGCAGCGACGGGATCTCCTCTTCGAGCATCGCGGTGTCACGCAACAGTTCGCTCGATGCAAAGACAGGCTTCGAGCTCATCTTGTACGCACCGAACGTGACGGCACTGGTCGTCGGGTCGACCGACGTCGAAAAGGACGTGGCTTCCGTGAGCAGAGCGCCCTTGTTCGAGGTGTCGTCGATCAGCGGCCACGGCAACGCGGCACCGGTCGGCGTGTTGAGCACGCGGCACACGTTGCGGACGTTGGCATACGCAAGCGTCACACGCTCCAGGGCGTTCACGAATCCCTGGGGGATCGTTTCCTTGCCGGCCCCGCCCGTGGCGACGTCCAAGCCCACGCGGTATTCACGGATCAGGTTGCGCCCTCGCGACGCCCAAGACGGTCCGCTGTACGCGATGCGCGGGTCGCCCAGCTCGATCTCAGGATTGAAGGGGTCAATGCCGGTCCGGCGGCAAGCATCGCGGTGCTCTTCGCTGAGATTCTTGTGCTTGCCGGCTCGCATCCAGGCTTGCAGCGCCAGCCCTGGTGCTGCAGCTTCCCGCTGTGCGACTCGCTCGGGGCTCTCTTCGCGGCGGCGGTTTTCATCGACGCCGACACGCCCGGAGTTCAGCGCCGAGCGGTTAATGGACTCGATCTCTTGCAGCCGCTTTTGCACGGCTTCCGAGTTGCGCTCCCGCTCCAGCAACTCATCGCGTTGCTTGCTGAGCCCGTCGAACTCGGCGTTCAGTCGCTCCCAGTTCCCGTGGTCGTCGGCGGTCCAGTTGGCCTGGTTGTCGGCCAGCCGCTTCATCTCTTCGTACTTCTGATTCCGCTGCTCTTGCAGTTCCTTGACGCTCGGCATCGTGCGATTCCTTCGGAATGCCGATGAGCGCCAAAACAAAGAAAGCCCATCGGCGACTTGTGAAAGTCGTCAATGGGCTGCTGGTGACTACCTGGAAAGGCTCGACCGCCCGGCCCAACAGTAAGTTTTTCAAACACTGTGCGCGTGTGCGCTCAGTTGCTATCTATCATTCAAATTCGCGAGCGATTGTCAATAGTTTCATTCGGACCGCAACGTCCCGCTTGCGCCATTCATCGCGAGCCCGCAACGCCTCGTCATCGCCTTGCGACCGAATGCCGGCACTGGTCGACTCGTATGCCGGGTAGGTCACGGGCCCCACGTCGTGCAGCATGACATCCTCGATGATTCGCACATCGCGGTTATTGGCTCGGTCGGCCTGCCACGACTGCTTCAGCGGCGTGAACGCAAAGCTGCTGCCGGTCAGGTCGCCACGGCGGATAGACTCGGCGACATCGCGCCCGATTTGCGTATCAGGCATGTCAACCTCATACCGCAATCCGCGCTCGTCAACACTGAGCCTCAGCGTGCCGGACAGCGACCGCCCCAGGATGTGATCAGAGCTGTGGTTGAACAGCGCCCGCACGTCGTGACGCTCCGAGATCGCCCGGTTGAATGCGGTCGGTGCGATACGCTCCACGACATCCTCGTAAAGCTGGTATTCGGTGCCAGCGTCGCCAGCCCGGTGAAATACCGCAGCGTAGCCCGCAATGCGTGAGCCTCCATCCTCGCGCGTTTCAACACTTACCGGTGCCGACTCGCACTTCAAGAATCGCCGTTCCATGTCATCCTCCCAGGTAGATTGTTTCAAGTTGCCCGCACACTCGCTCCACGGTCGCTTGGAGGTCGGTCGGCGTGGTCGTGCTGACGATCTCGTCAAATGTTGCAGCGACGGCGACTTGCCATTCTGTCGACCGCTCGCACTTGGCGGCGAACTCGATGAATGCTTTCGGATTCTTCGCCTTATGTCGCGCGTTGAGCGTGGTGGCGATCAGGTTGCGCTTGTCAATCACCGATAGCTCAGCGGCTTTACGTGTCGCATCGGGCGTTGGCTTCGCCGGCTTGTCGGTGTCGTCCGGCTTTTCCTCGCTGCTGGCTGGCGCGGTTGACGTCGCTGGATTCGCGTACTGATCGCCGCCCTCATAGGGCAGCATGCCAAGTTCACCGCGGACCTCGTTCGGGTTCAGAACGCGAGACTGAATGTAGACGGCGTGGGCCTGTGCTTTCTTCGCGGCATCCATTGAGATCAGGTCCGACACGTCATGCCGGAAAAACTCCGACTGTTGACGCTTGGGCGGCAGCAACTTGATTCCACACTCGGCGGCAATCTTGCGCAGCCAGCGCTTCAGGCAGTGATCTAGGAACGCCTGATTGTCTTGTTCCTTGCTGTTGTACGACACGCTGCCGGACAGCCCCAGCAGTGCCGGCGACAAGCCAAACCAGCGGGCGATCATGCGAATCTGCTCTTGGGTTCCCTCGACCATCTGAGCATCGGTCGGCGACGTTTGGGCCTGGTGAAACTTGGCAGACTCCCGCAAAATCACCGTCTTGAACGGATTGTCGGCGCCCTCGTAGGACTTGCGGAAGCCTTCCTCGATCGTGTCGCGAGCGACCTTGCCGACGCCCGCCGGGATCTCCAAGATTCCGCCCACGCGCCCGCCGTGCGCGAAAAACTTGCTCGCAAACTTTTGCTGAGCGAGTCCCAAAGCGATCGAGTTGCGGGCATATTTGATAAATGCCGGGGCGCAGTCCACGCCAGCCGAAGTCCCGCGAACGTGCAGCACTTCCCACGGGTAAAGTGCCTTGACCTTGCCGTTGTCATATTCGGTCGTGTACCACAGCCGCCCGTCGATGCGCTCGCAGGCGGTGCGGTCAGGATTCAGCAGCACGAGTCGCTGCGGGCGCGATGCGGCGTCGAACTCGATCCAGGCATAGCCGTTATTCCACAATAGCACGTCGACCATGAAAGACTCCCAGAATTGCACGGCAGTCTGGTAGTCGTCGGGCTCGATTCCGCCCGATGGCGAAACGCTGATCAGGTAGTCTTGCGTGGAATACAGGCGCTCGCTGGCGGTCGCGCTGACGTCCGGCAATTGCCGATAGTGATGGAACGGTAGGCACGCCACCGCCGACGAGATGAGATTGACGGCTTGCCATACCGGGGCGTAGGTCAATGCCCGGTCTTCGTCGACATGGACGCCAGCGTCGGTGCCCATTGACGCCTCGAATAGCACGTCCCAGGTTTTCTCGTTGTGCAAGTCCAGCCCGAGCACTTCGGGCAATTCACGAGTACGAGTGTCCCGCCCGCCGAGGTACACGCCAGCGTAGACTTCCGTGGTCCAGTCGTTCGACATCAGCTTATCTCCACGGAGTGCGTATCGTAGTAACTCGCTGTCGCGCCGGCGTTCGACGTCAATGCACGGCCGCACGCCATGATCGCGGCCACGATACCGTCGATGCGTCCAGTGCTGTTCGATTTTGTGGGCTTGATGTTCTCGGCGGCGTCGCGCTCGACAGACACGTTTTCGGCGTGATCTTCGAGGATTGGATTGCCGCCATGAATCAGCTTGTGGCCAATCACAAGCTTCTCAAATTCCTTCGACGGTCCCGACATAGAGGCGTAGCCCTGTCCGTGCTGGACCACGCTAAACCCGTCGCCTGTGAGTTGCGTTAGGATTTGGACTGCGTTCCAGCGGTCCGCCGCGATCTCAATGATGTTGTATCGATTGCCGAATGCGTTGATATCGGCACGGACCTTGTCGTGATCGACCTGGCGTCCAGGCGTCAATGTGACCAGTCCGTTTTTTGCCCACAAACGGTACGGAACTCTGTCGGAGCGCTCAGCCATTGCCGCTGTGTCTTCGGGAATCCAAAAGTGCGGCAGCAACGCCACCCGGCCGTCGCAGAGCGGGAATGCCATCACGAACGCCGTGACGTCTCGCGTGCTGCTCATATCCAGGCCGCACCAGCATGGCTCCCCGTCGAGGTTCGGCAACTCGACGTCACAAGCGCGCCAGTCCTCCATCGGAATCCATCGCACAGCCTGCTCGGTCCACTCGTTGAGATACAGGTTGCGGAATGTGTTTTCATGTAGCGGAGATTCCATCGCACGGCGGAACTCTGCTCGCAAGAACTCCAGCGACGTGACAACGCCCAGATTTGGATTGCAGTCCCTCCAGACGTCCTCGTCCTTCCAGTCCGCGCCATCGGGGAACTCGTACACCAGCGGCAGAAACTCAGGGTCGCGGAATACCCCGTCCCGCACCTTTCGCGCGATCTGCCATACCTCGTAGCAAATCGATAGGCGGTCAGTGCCGGCGGTCGACATCGAGACGAACAGGGGGTGCGCTCGGAAGCCTAGCCCGCTTTTGAATGCCTCGTATAAGCTGCGGTTCGGCTGGGTATGCAACTCGTCGAACAGCACGCAATGGGGACTGAGCCCGTGCTTGCCGCCGCTGTCGGCGGACGTCGCCTTGTAGTAGCTGTGCGTTGCGTGGTAGTCGATCGTCTTGCGTGAGGGCGTGATGCGGAATCTGCTGCGTAGCGATGGCGACTTTTCTACCATTGCCGCTGCCGGTTCGAACACTCTCGATGCCTGCTCGCGGTCTTTTGCCGCTGAGTAAACCTCTGCCTTTTGCTCGCCGTCGAGTGCCAGCATGTACAGCGCGATGCCAGCACCGGTTTCCGTTTTTCCGTTCTTTCGTGGGGTAAAAAAGGTCGACTCTCGATACCGTCGCCGCCCGCTGGCGTCGCGCCAGCCGTTCAAGGTGGCAAGGTAATCGGCTTGCCACGGCTGAAGCTGGAACTTCTGGCCAGCCGTCTTTCCGCTGGTCAGCATCAGGTACGTCGGAAAGAAGTCGACGATTGCCGCCGCGTGCTTCGGCGACCACTCGTAGCCGTCCGCATCCCGCGTGGGATCGTACTTTCCGCCTTGCCCGATCTTGGTTGGCGGATTGCGGTAGAGCTCGGTGCTGTCGTGAATTGCTGCCATTAGCCTGTCTGTGCGTCGCCGAAAAATCGAATGTCTGGTGATTCGTCGTCTGCCGCGCTCGATCGTTTCACCCGTGCTGCGGCACGCTCGCGCCCCAATGGGTCGAGACATAGGCGCTCGACCGCCGCCTTCCAGTCCTTGAAATAGCCGCGACACACCACTGCCACGTCTTTGTCTAATGGATCACATCTGGCCGCCGCTTCCGTTTCGCGATGCAAAAAATACAGCCGGCAGCACTGGATACACAGTGAAGTGTCGGCCTTGCGAAGATGCTCCGCCGTGGCGATTACTTCGTCCCAGTATGCCGCCTCGATCGCATGCAGGTTGGCAGGGCGTTCCGGGCGGTCGGAGTCTACCAGCGTGATGCGCTCGTCACGCCTGCCGCGCTTAGGTCCGCTCCGTGCGTTGCCTACCATTTGAAATTTGTCTCCTTCGATATGCCATAAGAACACCATTTGTTAGGCGAATTCGTTTCCGTG